AGCCAATACGCCACCTTTTCATCGTTGTTTCTACCCTCATCGCTAATGCTTATACGCCTAAAATATTTGAATAGGTGTTTTAGCGTTTCGGTTTCACGCACGATATGGGTGCGTGGTCGTGTGCGAATAAGCACATTGATTAGTGCTTCGTATAAAAGCACCTCATCAAGTTCATATTCTGCGTTATCGCCACGCAATTTACTATCTAATAGCTTTTTAACCTCAGCTATTTTCATAGCTTACGCACCCTCACCACACGCAAAATAATGTGGATTTGCTACTTCAAGTGTTGCGTCTGTATAGAAGCGTTTGATAGTAGCTGTTTCATCTGTGCTAACATCCTCTAACTTCGTATCGTGTAGATAGCAAATTGTGCTTTCGTTGAAATTACCGCATAGCACACGATTTTTCAATTTGTCGTTTTGAAATAGTCTATGTAGCACAATATCTACATTACCAAAATCAGTAGCAATTCGTGTTACTCTACTATCTAGTTCGCCATTGTTAAAGTCAATTCTATAAACTTTTTCCTCGTTAATCCATTTATTGACTTTGGCTTTTAGCTCTGCGCCCATAAAGATTTTAAATGCGCCATCATCAACGCCACCTTTTTCCCAGACTGGCTGAATAATCTTATGCAAATCATCAAGGCTAAATGTATCAGCCGTAAATGTCGCTCTATTCTCGTTTGGTATGTAATACCAAAATCCAGCCATTTTAGCAGCAGCCGTATCGCTCATATCTACATATTTAGAGAAAATATCTGCGTGGTTTAATCCTAGCAAAGCAAACTCTAAATCTTTAATATGCTCTTTACCGACTTTGGCTACTTGTCTGTTTAGCTCGTCGCCTACATATTGATTAATATCTTGCTTACGCCAAGATACCTTAACTTCGCTTTTTAAAATTTGACACACATTTTGAGTTTTTTGTTTTGTGTCTTTTGCAGTTGCGCCTACGCCAGTTACTTCAAGGTTTGCGTTTTCCTTTGCGTCTGCGTATCTATCGTTTAGCCAACCGTGAATAAAGTTGCCTACCTTTTTTGTTTTAAGCATAGATACAATCGGTGCAGTTGATACACCGCTCATAATCAGTGCTTCCCTTATAGAGGGTCTATCCCCTACTACATTTTCGTATGATAAAATCATAATCCAACCCCTTTTTTAAAGTTTATGCAAACATTTTATAAAAAAGGGGCATACCAAATATAGTATTATTTTGTATTTTTTCCAAAAGAATTTAAGTAGCTACCTAGTTCAACTTCACTAGCTTTACCACCTTTGATTTTACCTACTAGCGCATTTTCACTATCGTTAGTGTTGTTTGCAGTATTCGTATCATCGGTAATATTATCCACTTTGGTATTTGGCGTAATGGTTGCGCTTAATCCTTTTGCAAACATATCCATACCATCAGCAGATAGTCTAATCGCATTTGCTAGACTTGGATTTTTCTCATCTAGTTTTTTGAGTTCTGTTTCTAATGCTTCTTTGGTTATATTTGGATATTGACTTATGGTTTGGGCTAAATTTGCGTTATAGGTCGCATTATCTTTCATAGCCTGTAATTCCTCAGCCATTGCTTGAATACCTAGTGCGTCGCGCGCTTGGTTGATTTGTTCTTGCATATTAGCACTTTGTAGTGGCTGTGAATAGCCTTGCATAGCACTATCACTAGCATAAGGATTAAAGCCCCATTGTGGATTATAGCCCTCTTGCATATTTGGTTGTGGTGGTGTTGCCCCTTGTGGTGGCATAGCCCCCTCATAAGGGTCTTGTTGCATATATGCTGGTGTTTGGTTTGTGTTGTCGTTATTCATTGTTTTCTCCTTGTTCTTTATTGTTGTTTAGTTCGCTTGTATAAAAATCATACATAAATCTTAGAGTATTACATACGGCATTTATTCCGTTGATATTCTCTAACGCCTTAACTCTATCATCATTGCTAATCTCGCTATTTAAAGCTAGGTTATAAAAGCTAGCCCTTAAATCGTTCGTGCGCTCTATAAATTCAGCAAAGACTGGCGAATTCATAAAATCGCTTAGCATTTTTAGTTTGTCTTTTACACTTACTTCTTGTTCCATACTACATTACTCCTTGTGTTAAATTTGGTTGCATTTGTTGTCCTATATCGTCCTCTATGGCGGGGTTTTGTGGAATAGCCATCTCAATATCCTCATCACTAAACATATCATCGACATTTTTCTGCCCCATAGTTTTAAGTTCATCTTTGGTTAGCCGTTCTAGCACCTTAACATACTCATTAGCCTTTTGGGTATTTCCATTATCGAAAAACATTTTTATCATAGTTAGTAGTGCTTGTTTTGACGCTCCGATATTATTTAGCTTAATATCCCTACTCATAACGCCTACACCAGCATTAATCGTAACTTGTAACATAAAGTCCATATTGCGTTCAATACCAGCAAATTTTATACTATCTTTGTGCTTATAAATTAGGGTAATTACCCTTTTTACAAATGGCTCAAAAAAGCTTTCATTGTAGCTTGTGATAATTCCATTTAGCATAGCATTACCACTATCAGCTATTAGGCTCATACCTGTTGCGCTTCTAGGGTCATTTGCGCTTGTGATACCTTGATTAAGTTTTGGTAAGCCACCTACTTCTTGGAGTTCCTCATCTAGTTTATTAGTATCAAAAATGCTTTGGTTTATGCTTGGTGTTGGCACTTCTTTTATTGCTTGGATATTTGCGACTTGAATTTTAAGTGCGCTATAATCTAGCAAATCATCATCTCTTAATCCACTATCCCTTGTTACAAAGAATTTAGGGTTAAGCTGTTTATTAATAGCGTCCATTTGTTGATTTCTGGTTACGATTAATTGCCTTTGAATAGGTATCATCGGCTCTATGTAACTAGCTCCATAACTCATAATCGCATTTGTTTCATTAATCCCTACAAATTGTGGTAAGGCTATACCAAAACAAAATGGGTGTCCGTCCTCTAATTTCTCATCTACTCGCAAAAATGTATCGCCTATGAGTGTGCTTAAATACCAGCTATCTTTGATTTTACGATACACTTCATACACTCTTACACGCTTATAATCGCCTAAATCATTGCTTTGTCTATCGGCTGTTGTTTGCATAGTGGTATCAGCATTATCTGTGATAGTATTAAAATCTACGCCAGAGTTTGGATATGCTGTTTTTAAATCCCCTACGCTCATAAAAAATCTATCTATGAAATACTTACAATCAAAGTGATTTTTAGCGTTTGGGTCAAACAATACTTCATTAATTCTCTTTGGCGAAATTTTAACTTCGTTATCCTCTTTGCTCCAATACACCTTAACACAACTGGTTCCATACACTAGCATTTGCACGATATTATCGTATATCTTTTGATACATATTCAGCTTTTGGTTTGCTAATGTATCAAACTCATCTTGCAAAATTTCAGTTATCTTTGGCTCATTTACTACTTCGATATCAGCTAAATTTCCATTAGCGTAATATGTTTTCATAATCTCACTTGCTATGCGCCTAACCTTTGCAAAGATAATCTTATGCTCCACAGCCGATTTAAAACGCTTTTTGAGTTGCATTTTTTTATCGTTATCAATTACGGCTAAATAGCCTTTCTCCAACTTCTCAAAATCGCCTTTAACTCTATGATAGCCACTAATGGCTTCATCTCTTAAATGCCTAATTATCGTTTTTTTGTTCTCTAACTCTATCAAGGCATTATTAGAATTTTGTTTCTTTTTCACGCTTCGCCATCCTTTTTCTAATTGTATATACACGCCTTAAACTTATCCCTATCGCCATTGCTATAAAATTTTCAGCAAACCCATTTCTCAAAAGTAACTCAATACACTTCCTTTCTATTACCTTTCTAGGCATATTCAATTCGTTAGCCTGTGCTTTTTTGACTAGCTTAAAAATATCGTTATCGCACAAATCTAGGTAAAAATAAAAATTACTCTCTTGCCCTAACTCATCGTAAGCCATTACCACGCCACCTCCCAGCTATCGCTATATGCTCTATCTCTATACGCTTTTGCTATTCTAGGATTATCATAATCGACATTGTCGTTTATATCATCCACCGCCTCTATCTCATCATAAAAGGTCAAGGCTAAACTATCAGCCTTATCAGGGCTTCGCCCAACTCTGTTTTTAAACGCCTTTTTAGCTTCTAATTTAGTCTTACCAGTTTGTTCTTGCACTTCATATCGCATTGCGCTTAGTTCGCCAAATAAATCGTTATCGTTTGGTAAATGCACCATATTCATATATTCTTTTAAGCGCATATACATTTCAATTCTTTTGTTGTATAAGTTCTCTTTGTAAGTTTTACTTCTAGCGTCTGCCCTAATTACTGGTAAGCCTTTGGAGTAAAGAATACTCCATACACCAGCACCAACTCCGATAATATCTACATAAATTGCGCTAGGTTTAATGTGCGCTTTTTTGTATTCATTGATAATCGCATTAGCTAATGGCTCTGCGTCTAGGTTTTGAAATTTGATAAACGGATAGACATAAAAGCCTTTGCGCTTACAAAGCACACTACTATCATCTCCCATTTCGGCTGGGTCAAGTCCCCACACTACATTATCGCTATCGTTTTGTGTGATTTTCCTATCTACGGCATTTTCTAGGGCTTCGACAGAGAATAAGGCGTCATCACTTGCACTAGGGAATTCGCCAAGTATTCGCACCTTATAAGCGTTGCTATCTACGCCATATTGTATTCTAGCCCTCTGTATTTGCTCTTTGCTTACATTGCTAGATAATTCAGAGTTAAAAGTAAAAAGCCCCCATATATTTTTATTTTTATGAAACGCTTCGTAAAAAAAACCACTTGTGCGTGTTGGGTTTCCTACCATTATCATAGTATTTTTAGCACCAGTTAATGCGCCCATTACAATCTCAAAAATCTCATCAACTACACCACTAGCCTCATCAACTAAAAACAGCAAATGCTCTGCGTGAAAACCTTGCAAAGCTTCTGGCGTTTCTTTTCGTGCGGTTCTTAGTGCTATAAAATTATTGTTTTTAAAATTTATCTCATCTGTTTTTATTATGATTTCATCTCTTAAAATCTTTGGTAAAACATTTATCCATTTTCTAAGTTCTGGCATAAAAGTTAAAAGTAGTTGCGGAGAGCTAGGGGCAGTTATCGGAATTTTAGCATCATATTTAGTCAAAGCCCACCATATCGCTATCCACGACAAGGCGGAAGTTTTACCGCAACCGTGCCCTGACTTCACACTTATAAATCTCTTTCCATTATCCACAGCCCTTATAAGGTCTAATTGCTGTGCGCTCGGCTCTGCTTTTAGCACATACTTCACAAAGTTTTCTAGCTTACTACATAGCTTAGCAAATGCTACCATTTCATCGTTATTACTCATTACTTGCAATTTGTTCTACCTCTATAATCTCGTTTTGCTTCCGTTTTTCGCTATTATCAAAGTTAATCAAAATATTTGTAATTTCATTTTTGCCTGTGCCTAAGATTTGCGTTCCAACTACTTTTAAAATTTGCTTACTTACTTCCACGCCAGCCGTGATTAATCTTGCGTTTAATGCCTTACCCTCATCTTTAAGCCTTTGTATCTCATCATCAATCTCTCTTTGGTATTCAAGTAGTTTTTCATATTGCGTTTTTTGCACCACTTCAAATTCGGGTAATTTCGCACTTACGAGGCTATGCTCTTTTTTGATTTGTTCGTTTTGCGCTAACTCTCTTTCCCACTCATCTACTTCACGCCATACGATAATGTCCTTGCGTGTGTAATTACCGCTAAAAAGACTATTGATATTCTCTTTGATATCGTCTATACTCACGCCATTTAAGTATAGTTTTTTCGCTTCGTTTTTAACGATAATCTCATTTGTTCTCAAACGCCTAGCCTCTCTTTCGCTATATCAAAATACTTTTTATTTATCTCGCAGCCTAGATAATTTCTACCTAACTCCATAGCGCATAATAACGCACTACCACTACCAAAACAAGGGTCAAAAAGTAAATCGCCTTT